ATTTGCTTATAGTGTTGAGTTTGAAGGATATGAAAATGGTATTAATTTAACGAAAGAACAAATCTGGCAAGCAATGGCTAGAGATAATAAAAACGCACCAAAGACTTGGTATGATATTGATAAATCTTTACCTAAGGTAGAAATACAAATCATGGCACCACCACCATCATCAGGAACAAGAGACGCTTTTGATTCCCTAGTGATGAAAAAAGGTTGTATAAAAGATATGTTAGTCGCTGATGGTGAGTGTAAAAATTATAGAGAAGATGGCCATGTAATTGAAGGTGGTGAGAATGATGAATTATATGTAGAGTTCGTGCATCAAAATCCAGGTGCCTTTGGTATATTTGGTTATTCATTCTTAGCAAATAATGAAGACAAGATTGCTGCTTCTAAAGTAAACGGAGTAGAGATTGGTTTAGATACAATACAATCATATGAATATCCAATCGCAAGACCATTATTCTTCTATGTTAAGAAACAACATGTTGGTATAATACCAGGTATTGAAACATACATGGCAGAATTTATTTCTGAGGAAGCAGTTGAGGGTTATTTGGCAGAGGCAGGTCTAGTACCACTAGATGAGGTCACTACTGAACAAATGAAATCAACAGTTGAAAACCTAGAAACTTACTCCCAATAATTAGAACAAAACAAGAACAAAAGGGGTGTGCAGATTGTCGCACCCCTTAAATTATTGAAAAACAACACTTTTTTCTTTCATTTTTTTCACTTTTTTCCTTGACTTTAGAGTCTTTTCCATGTATTGTATATCTATAATATGAAAAACAAAGGAAACATTATGAAGATTATATTATTCTACTTAACTTTTTCACTACTTCTTTGGTATGGGTTTTACCAATGGAATGAACAACTTGCAATGGGGGCTGTCTAATGTTTAAATTTACTGTTGTTATTTTATTATGTTTAATTTTATTAAATCAATGTATAGGCCTATAATATGTTTCATATAGTTTATACTAGAAGTTATTACGATAGAGAACACGAAGGTGGTCACTTTGATAACTCTTGGACTGTTCTAAGAAACGTTCCTTATTCAAGAATTAGTGAGTTTACAAAAGAAAAACTTGCTGAGAAAAAAGTAGAGTGTGACGCTTTCTACAAAATGAATGATGAGAACAGAATGTCTTATGATGAGATACAGATTGACAAAGACCAATGTTTTTTTTCTGAATGTTATATTGTAGATGACGCTGAATATAGAGCGACCTATAAAGACATGTATCCAGATAGTTATATACCTGGTGTTGTAGATGAAGATAAAGAATGGTTTTATAACTATGGACAAGATTGTGAGTTCATGGTACAAAAAGATTATGGGAGGGCATAATGATTGACTACTTAACATTTATTGACGAACTTAAAAAAATTAGAGAAGCGACTTTCAAAAGACCTATCATTGATGAGACTATTGAAAAGTATGAAAAGATGATGAGTGACTTCGAGAGTGAAGAAGCACCCATAGATCATGTTCAAAGAGCAAGAGAGAATGCTAAAATCGAGGGTTTTATTAGTTAAATTGACCCTTGACAAACGAGTCAAATCCTGATAGAATATACACAATGGCAATAATTTATACATCATTTAAGAAGAAAAAAAGAAACAGATTACCACAGACAGATAGTCTGATCAAGGCAAGACAAGACCAGAGAAAGTATTTGAAGTCTTTGGGTATTGATCCTGATAGAAAGATTAACAAAAAGAATTTTCGTGTTACACCTGACTGGTGGTCAACGAAAGAATATCAACACACAACAAAGGAGAGAACATATGTTGTAGAAACAAGAGAAGCGACAATGGGGAATGGCGGTACTAAACCCAACAGAAATTGGCGACTAGAAGAAAGTCAAAAGTTTACTGTTGCACCAGCTTACAATAAAGGTGCGTACCAAGTGATAACTAAATCAAACATTAAAGATATAGGAAGATAATACATTATGGCAAAATCAAGAAAACAAACAATACTAGAAAACAGTTTATCTATTGAAGATATAACTAAAGAATTAAAATCTTACGAGACTGGCGAGGAGAAAGCAAAGTTTCTAAGAGAAATGGGTCAGTTAAATTTACCATACGACATCAAATGGGAAAATCTGGCACAATGTTATGAAGGCACAAAGTCTTGGCCTGTCTATAAAAAAGAAACAGAAAAAGACGAGAACTTATTATCTGATGGTGGCACAGAGGTTGTGACAACTATGGATGATAAACCATTAACAAAGGAAGAACTTGAAGCTCTTATCTAGTATATTATTATTCATATTGCTTGGTGCATGTACAAACATGGGCATGGGTGATAGAACGGTACATAGTCAGATGTTTATAGATCATCTGAACAATATGCCTGCAGGTAAATCAAGTTATTTACTATGGCACAATCCAAGTACAGGTAATCACGGTGATATCAAGATTACGAGATCGTACATTGAAAATGGATTCAAGTGTGCTGATTATACGTCAACAGTAAGTATTCAGGATCAGTTTCCTTTGTATTCTATATCAAGTTTAGATAGAAGCACAGAATTTGGAAAGGCATGTCAATTACCTGATGGTAGATGGCAGATTATTGAAAGAGTATTATGAGACCATTGAATATAGGATTTCTATTAGCAATTGTTATTACTATCATATGTGTTTATAGTATTACTAAACCAGCATATGGTAAGAATACAGAAAGCAATTGTGTTATACAAAAAATTTATACACCAGATAAGAAAACATTATTAGAAACAAAGATGGTGTGTAGAGACGGTAATGTAGGTCCTAGTTATTGGGAACTATTTGCTGAATTTTATTATGCGGGAGTATCTGAACAAGAATATTGTCGTTATGTAAAAGGTGAAAATATATTTAAACTACCAAAAAAAGTATGTTTAAATCAAGATGGAACTTGGAGGTACCCATGATTAAATTTTTATTAGGTCTTGCGATAGGTTATATTGTTGTAAGTGTCTATGGACCTGAAGTAGTGTTTACTATATGGGATGGCGCTATGAATATATTAAATCAATTTAAGGAGGTGAATACTCAATGAAGAATATATTATTAATAATGGTGATATCTTTATTCGCTGTTAGTTGTGCGAAAACTGTAAAGATAGATCACGAAGCTGAAACTAAAACTGGCAAGATTGAAGAAGTGCCAAAATGGTTTGTTGAGAAAACAGACGATAAAGGTTTTCTTGGTAAAAAAGATAAGTTTTATGTTTATGGTGTAGGTGTTGCAACCTCTCCAGACTTACAACTTGCTACAGAAAAAGCAACCCTAATTGCAAAAGCAGATATTGCTGATGTGATTAAAGGTGAAATGAATAGAGAGACAAAAACCTTTATTCAAGAAGTAGGTCAAGGTGAAGGAAACAGACAGGTTGTTTCTGAAACACAAGACACTATTATCAATCTAATCACAAATACTAAAGTTATTGGTTATGAAAGATGGAAAATACATCTTGCTCTTACACCTAATAACGAGTATAGAGTGTATATTGGATTACAGTATCCCCTTGAAGAATATAACAAGTTAAAAGAACTTGTCGAAAAAGAAATGGCAGCTGAACTAAATAGTATTGCTAACAATAGTGAGGACGCTTTTGATAGTCTAGAGGAGAAAATATAATGTATAAAGTCTTTACAAAGCCTAATTGTGTCTATTGCACAAAAGCAAAGGCATTGTTAGGACAATTAGATATTCCTTATGAGGAATACAAACTATCAACAGGCATGGAAGGTGGTGATGGACAATACCAAGTCACCATCGAGCAAATGTTTGAAATGATAGGAAAACAAGTAAGAAGTATGCCACAGATAATGAAAGGTGAAACTTTGATTGGTGGTTATACAGACTTACGAGAACATTTTATCAATGAAGGTAAAATAAATTTTAATGGTGAAACAACGGATGGCTAAAGTCTTATCTTTTCCTGATGGTGCAGAGGTTCCTATTGAACAAACAAAAACAAAGGAAACAATTGCAGACCATCAGACAAAACAATTTGCTGACTCATTGGCAGATGATATTGTAATACAAATGATATCATCGCTACAAGCTGAAGGTTTGAGTGTGGGTAAGGCAGACGGACATAAAACGTTTTTAGATGTAGGAATATTTCTAGAGGCATTTCGTGCAATGATATATCGTGATTTTGATTTATCACATCCCTTTCACAAGATAACAGATAAGTTAATGTATGTTGAAAAACTTAAAGGTAGAAAATACTCTGTTGTCGATTACTCTGGCACAAAGATTGAAAAGGTTTCTGTGCCTGAAGAAAATGTTATAGAATTTGAAAGTGATATAGATTTTAATGATACTAATTGATTATTCCCAAGTAGCTATTTCCAACATCGCTGTCCAACTTGCTATGAGTAAGGACAAGAATGTTTTATCCATACCTATGGTTAGACATATGGTATTAAACTCTATTCGTGGGTATGTTCACAGATTTAGAAGTGAATATCCTGGCGAGGTAGTTATCTGTGTCGATGGTCCAGATCCATGGCGTAGAGAAATATTTTCACAATATAAAGCAAAACGTAGAGAAGGCAGAAACAATGATGATAAAGATTGGGAAAGTGTCTTTGGTTTAATTCATACAATCAAAGAAGAACTACGAGATAACTTTCCATACAAAGTGGTGCAGTTAGATAAAGTCGAAGCAGATGACATAATCGCTGTCATATGTAAAAAACATCATGATAAAAAGATTTTAATTGTTTCGGGTGACAAAGACTTTCAACAATTACAGAAATATCCAAACATATTTCAGTATTCACCAATACAAAAGAAGTTTGTTGAAACAGATAGTCCACAAGAGTATATCTACGAACATATACTACGAGGCGATACCTCTGATGGCATACCAAATTTTTTATCACCAGACGATACATTTGTAAATGGTATCAAACAGAAACCTGTGTCTAAGAAAAAATTAGTAGGTTGGATTGATAGTCTAATGAGAGGTAATGATCCACAAGATTTTTGTAATGAATATCACTATAGAAATTTTCAACGAAATCAAAGACTCATAGATTTCGATTATATACCTGACGATATTCAAATGGATATATATAATGAGTATGAAAAGGCTACTGTAACAAGTCGCAGTAAAATTTTGCCTTATATGATACAACATGACTTGAAAGAATTGATAGGAAAAATAGAGGAGTTTTAAAATGGCAGTAAATGACGCAACATATAATTTATCGTATCACGAAATATTAACTAAAGTTAATAACGCAAAAGATAAACCTAAAAAAATAGAAGTATTAAAAAAATACGATACTAATGAATTGAGAATGTTTTTAAAAGGTGCTTTTGATAGTAAACTAGAATGGTTATTACCAGAAGGCACACCACCATACAAACCAAACGAGGCACCAGTAGGAACTGAACATACTTGGTTGAAACAAGAAGTCAAAAGAATGTTCCACTTTCTCAAAGGGGGCAATCCACAATTATCACAGATGAAAAGAGATACTATGTTTATACAAATGCTTGAAGGCTTGAGTGATGAAGAAG